CGCTACCTCTACCGCCTTATCCGCAGGCATACTACCTGTATCAATAACATATTTTAGACGTTGTGGCGCACGCAATACACGCTCTATAACAACACCATCAAGAACGGCGCGTAATTGATGATACAACTTTCGTATTGGACGAAGAAGAGACGTGCCATAGATGTCTCTCGTCGAAATTTCCCATTTCGTATGCGCAACCTTCCACCATGGAAATGCAATTTCATCAGATCGCAAACCGTCTAATTGCTGAATATACGCCTTTGCATTTCTATCAGCAAACTCACCATACCTATTGACATTAACAAACATTGTCTCAGGAGGAAGATTAACCAATCTAGAAGGAAGATGATTCTCAGTAAAAACAATCTCGTCGAAAACATCACCATACTTCACCAAATCACGCGCCATACATTTTATACGTGACTTCAAATTCAATTGCTTCGTTATCTTTTCTAAGAATTCCTTAATTCCTACATTATCGGAAGCAATCGTAAACGTTTTTGTTACATCTCCCTCGTGTGTCCCCATCGTAATTTCATCAGAATATATATTCAAAACAGATGAAACTAAGCTATCCGTATCATCAATCTTTTCATATAGCTTATAATTCTCCTGTCTCTTATACGCCGACGAATCATTGATAAATTTTATATAATCAGCTATCGACTGACCTAATTGATTCCCCTCAGCTACCCCCCCAACAGACGGCATCGACATAGAGTTGATTACTGCACCCAGATCACGCATAAGAGACGTATTAATATCAGTCTTTGGCATCTCTTGCGGTTTGCGAAACAATGAACCAAAAAGAGAACCAACCATAGAAGCCATAATTATTACACCAGAATAATAAGTTAGAGATAAATATTAAGACTGATTATAGCATAAATCACACACAATAAAAGATACATTGATAAATACGGTATGTTGACAGTTTTGTCAAATAGATATACAATATTGATTAATACTAACCAACAATCAAAAGAGGGAAAAAAATGATTATAACAAGACACGCATGTGATCATTGCAAAAAAGAAATAGAAGAGAGTGTATCATTCGATATTTACATTGGTGCAGAAAGTGACGGAATAGATACAGTATATCAATACGCCAATATAGATCTATGTGCGCATTGCACTTCAGAACTACTACAAAATATTACACGTGACAAAAGAAACCAAGATTTTGCAACAGCATTGAGTAATGCTACCCGTGCACTTATAAACACCTAGCCTGTCTACCAAGTAGTTTCAAATGAACGGCATTCGTGATGCTAAAACAAGATCAATCAAATGCTCATAATCTTTATTGGATGGCTTTTTGTTATCATCAAATACTCTACGCATCAACAAATCTTGTTCTACCTTCTCATGCACAATAGGCACTTGTTCAACAATAGGACAGAAAACATTATCCTGCCCTTCACCATCCAAAAACAACTTCGTCAGCTTGAACATTGCCCCCGCAACGCAATCTGACATGTCTTTACTACCCTTACCTGTAGGAGACTCCTCATCAAACATCGGATGATCGATCTTGCGATATTTTAAATCCCATCGTAACTTTCTTATTTCTCGGTTAAATGTTGGATGAGGATAAACTGCTATTCTCCCCTCGTTAAAAGCAGCTCGTAGCTGTAAATAAGGATCAGGAGATCGATCTAAACTAACCGTGTCATCAGTATTAAAACCAAGAAGCTGCAACCCCTGTAAAATACCTGCCGACTGATACATATCAGAGGTAACCCATTTGACATCAAAACCTAATCGATCCCGTAGAAATATAGGTATCTGCCTAATCCTATCATACCGCATCATTCCTCCCTTTGGTGGAATGATATGTAACATCAATTCCACTGTAACAAAGGGAAGATCAGGTCGGTCATTGATAAAATCCAAGCCACCGAGAGACTGCGATACGATATGCGGCATGTACAACATCGCCAATCCGGCAGGGTCACCAACACCCTTTGATAAATCAATATGAATAAATCTTGGCCGATCCGGATCCCTACGAGGAATCAACTTCCCATCCGCTCCGCGATAACAAAGATATTCTACATCGAACAACTCCCCTTCCTTCTCCATCAATGTGGTCGAATGTTTAAAACAAGGATGACGAAGAGGTATACGAAACTGCTCTCCGATCTCATAGGCTCGTTGAATCACAGAAACTTTTGGAATCAACGGCATAACCGTAACAGTAGATATACCTGCTTGGTTACGTAATGCTTCCTCAATATCATTCTCGAACGCAGTACGATACGCCATCGGCACTTTTACAGTTTCAACATCGATCGGTACTCTCTCCCCTTCCCCTAAAACATATGAACCAGTTTGACTACTACCTATCACTACAGTAAATGTATTTGTCTTGTCGATATTGTCCTTTAAATCCCATGCCGCATGTTCGACAACATAATACTTCTCCATCTCCTCCGGACTCAACTCCCTCTTCTTATACCGATTAACCAAATTCTCCATAAAATCGGTAGGGTACTGACGAGATGAGCAAATATAGATTCCTCCAAAAAAATTTTTCCTACCAACAAAACGAGACAATATACGATCGTTCATCTTATTAAACAGACGTTTTGCTTTAGACTGACTATCAGCGCCACTCTCGGCCATATTTCTCTCCTGCCGAGTCGTCTTCGTATCTTCCAAGAACGATACCTCGTCTCCTAACCACGCCAATAAGTTTTTACCAATAAACGGAGAACCAGTAGGAGATTCCGGTATAACTTTTAACTTCTTCGGTAACTCAATCATCGTATCAATATTACGGTCTCTATGGTAATTCCTATTAAACCAAGGAGAATTATCCAACATATCCATAATATAACTATAAGCCAGTTCGTCTGATGTTTTAAGCTTTGTAGCCGTAACTCCTATCACTAACTCAGTGCCAGACCCAAGCCCCAAATATTCAGAAGGATCCCGCAAACAACTCACCAAATAAATAAGCCACAATCCCCAATGTGCCTGACGAAACGACTTTCCTGTACCTAACGCCCCCGTATCTATAATAATCGACCTACTATGCTGCAAATCACACATATCGATAAGATGCTGCAAACTTACAGGATGAATTCTCGCGACATGACGATCACATAAATATTCTCCGGAAGTAAAAAATTCGTGGGCAGACACCGGCTCTCGCTCCCAGCCATAACTCGAAAGAGCCTCAATCTCGTTTAAAAATTCATCAATTCCACCCTTACTTATTTTTCCTTCCAAATCACTTAGATAATCAAGCATAGCTTGACTTGTACCTAGACTTACAATAGCAGGATCGTTGTGGATCATAGAAAAAAGACCGTCAGACATTGAATAGCTCCTTCCCTAAATCAGTATCCTCTAACGGATCCGTACTAACTATCTCTGCCTCAGCCGCAGCTACGCGAGTCACAAACTTCTCCAAAGCCATCTTCACCGCAGTGCGTTCATCCGCAGTCATACCCTTCTTCAATGACTCATCTTTAGGCTCTGACTCCCCTAAAAACAAGTTGTTTACAACACTACGCCTGTTACCACCTTGAGATAAAGCCATCGACTTTATCAAAACATCTGCCACACCTTTCACATACGTAACCAATGCCTTATCTCCAAGACTTTCTATACGTTCAGGAGTCATTATTTCGTCAATTTCCGCCATCTTACTGAAACGAGACGAAATGAACTTATGCAACTCCTGCTGTTCAAGAATCTCTACAACTTTTAATATCTTGTTTTGCTGCTCAATTACTCGAGCTAGTTGTTTTAGATTATCCTCCGGAATCAACGCATACGGATCCCCTAATTGTTGAATAAACTCACTCAACTTCAAACTCATAGTCTTTTGCGATAACCCAGTATTCACATCGTCCATGACATATACCTATCCAAAGTGCTACAATAATTTGACAAAGACATCAACTACAGAACATTATAACATAAAAATGGAAAATTCAGTACTTGGACAATTTATTCCAACAGAAACAATCAACAAAGAAACAATACTATCCATACTTGAACCAAGAAAAAATGAACACATCCTAATTCCAGAATTCATACCATCCAACTTATCAGAACTACTAACCAACGAAAATTCAAACGTAGACGTGATTCATGAATTTCCTCTGTACCATACGATCTTACAAGGAATCGTATCAATCAAAAATGATCAAATCAACAAAATCAACCGTGTAGAAATAACAAATGAATACATTGCTTCCATCACAGAAAAAATAAATAAACTTCAACCTATTAGAAGAAACAGAAAGAAAACACAACTACTGTACAAACACGAATTAAAGAAGATACTAGAAATAACCAAAGCGGATAATAATGAAACCTGCCTATTTGCACTATGGTCTATACTATTAAATAAGATCAGATTCATGACACCCCTATCGATGGAGATGAATCTCATAAGAGCAAACAAATCTATCTACCCGATAGACTTACCAAAAGAAATAGAAGATACCATCGACAGGATCAAGAAAATAGAATTTAACCACCAATTAATATCCACAAAACTCACAGACAACAACCTATACGAACATCCGTACAGCAAAAACAAATATGATAGCTCAGTTACATTACTCCCACTATATCTATACAGAAAAAATAGCTTTAAGACAATGGGAATAGAACTCTCTATGCTGTATCCTAATACAAACGTATCGAAAATTTCCAGTAACAAACTGAACCCGTTCAAAAGGAGGAAATCAGTATCTAAAAACAAAATCATAAACAGATGGGTTAAACAATGGCTTTTCGAACAAATAAACAACTTCTCTATTCCGCCACTATATGGAATAAGCAGAAAGAGACTACTAAACTACATGTCAAGAATAGAAACTTTGATACGAAATCTCGCATCAGCAACAAAAGAAGGAGGCAATGTGTGCGTAATTATAAAAAAATCCAAACTAGAAGAAGATATACCCATCACCGAAATAACGCAACAAATTTTAATCGATATGGGAGTTTACGTAGAATGCATGGAAGATCAAAAGCACAAATTCGTATACGGAAAAAAGGCGCACAACCCTTTCGAGTAGTGCGCCCCTGAGCGAACAAAGACGGGCGATACCGTCTCTTTCAAACCTTACGAACTGCTGATGGTGACTTTGGCGTACATCTGAGATACCGCCATTTTACTTGCGTACCAAGTCAATCCGCCCTTTTTCACCACGAAGTTCATCGAGTCGTCCCATTGCACGGGTCCAAGGAAGAACGGAATGAACGGAGCAAAGATAAACCCAGCATCAGCAAAATCATCGGAACGGTAACCTAACAAGAACACATCGTCAGCCATCCACGGAACTTCATACACCTTATTCATCGAATTAAGAGTTCCGGCCAACGAACCTTTGGCTGTAGAACCATCGTTGTTGCTCGTATCCGGAATGAAGAAGTTCTCGCCGGCCTTACGCAATCTACCGACAGCGGACGGATTACCGGCAATCCATATTTTCCGACGATCCACATACCGAGCTGCGGAGATAGAAGTCTGCGCATCTGTTATAGCATCAAACAGCGTCTGATTCCACTCTTTCTTTTCCGAAGGAGCATAAT